TTCATTTCCAGCAGATATTTCTGACCAAACTTCTGCACCTGCTGTTATATTTGTCCATGTTTCAGTTCCTACAGGTGAGTCTGTCCATTCTTCACCTAATATAGTTCCTAATGCTGTGATTGTTCCATTAGAGTTTATAATTGCATCACCACTAAATGTAGCATTTCCTAAACATTCTGCTAATGCTGTTGCGTTGATAGAACCATCTGCATCTGCTATTAAACCACCTAATGCTGATACAGTTGCATCACCATCTATGCTTGCACTAGAATATATTTCACTAAATCCGTTAGCAGTAACACTGACATTAGAAAATATAGAACCACTAGCAACTGCAAGAGAAAATCCTTCTGCATCAAATAATGCGTAACCTAATATTGCACCACTATTTGTTCTGATTCGTAAGTAAGAGATAGCAACATCTGCATTACCTGTAATACTTCCAGATGATGTTCTTAACCTTGTTCCATCGATAGTAACAGTTCCACTTGTAGATATATCAGCAGAACTTTCTAATATTAATATGGCATTAGCAGTTAAATTTGCATCAGCAGTAATTGTTGCATCACCAAATAATATAGCACCTGTGCCTAATGTACTAAATGGAGATTGAGAAAATGCAGTAATCCCAAACATTATTCGTCACTTTCAACTTTTATCCAATTTTGAGAGTATTCACTCCATAAATAATGGTTACCATCTGTTGGATATGGAATAGGACTATCCCAAGTCCATGTTGTTGTATTTAAAGTCCATGAGCTATGTGGTTTTGGCTCATAGAAAACATCATATGTAGAATCATATATATAACCTACACCTGCATAATTTCCTCTTAATGCTTTTGATTGGTCTTGAGCAACTGTATTTGAATTTGGCTCATAATAAATACCATGTCTAGTATTATATGATGTTTTAATCCAAGATGTTTTATCTGGTAGCGTATCTATAAATTCTTGTTCGGCAACAATAACCTGACTAACAATACCATCTACTACTTTTGCGTAATGTGCCATAATTTATCCTGTGTATGTTCCTGAAGATGTAAATTTATGATAAGTATAGCCGCCAGATGATACTATTGTTCCACCTGTTCCTCGTTGTGAACCTGCATAACGAACAATTACAATACCTGAACCACCTGCACCAGAAAGTGAGGAGTTTGCATCACCATAACCACCGCCACCACCTCCTCCAGTGTTTGCAGTTCCATTTGTGCCACTGCCACCATTATTAGCACCAGCACCACCACCACCTGCTCCACCAAGACCTCTGGCTCGTCCATAATCGCTTGAGTATCCGCCACCACCACCACCTGCATAATAACCAGAAACACCTGACGATGTTGCAGTTGCCCAAGCAGAGTAAGTATTAGTCCCTGCACCACCAGCACCAGCAGTAGTACTTCCTGTTCCACCTACTGCTCCTGCACCACCTCCACCACCTGGTGTGTAATTAGATGAGCCTGAACCCGAACCACCATTATTACCTTGACCAGCAGTTCCTGCACCAGCAGCTCCAGAAGAGTAACTGTTTCCTCCACCAGAACCTCCACTTGCACCAATTTGACTTCCTTGTGAACCTCCGCCACCGCCACCTATTGCAGTCGATGTAAAAGCAGAAGAATTTACTCCATTATAACGAACACCTGTCGTACTTGTTGCAGCACCACCAGCCCCTATGGTAATTGTATTAGATGAACCAGGAGCAACTGCTGCAGTACCATATAAAAAACCACCAGCACCTCCACCACCACCATAGTCATTTCCTCCTCCGCCACCACCTGCAACAATAATATATTCTATGTCATATTTTTGAAGTGGATAGGTTGAATTTAATAAACCTTCTTGAACTTCAGGCAAAGTAAATCTACCTGTTGCAGTACTTTCTGATGTGGTGTTAAATTTACCAACAATTCCGCCATTATGACGTTTCATTAGCTTAATTCCTCGTAAGATACAACGATTTCTAAATCACTGTTAGCAGATGCTTCTGCAGTAATTTTATCGCCTTCTTCAAGATAAATATGTTTACTAATTAAATCTAGTGTTGCATCAGCAGGAACTGTAATCGTATTAGCTAATTTATAAGATGTTGTATTGTCTGCATTATAAAAAGCTACAGTAACGTCAGCATTATTTGTTCCATCAACATTAGCAACATAAATAGCATTTATTTTAAATACTTTTCCACTTGCTGCTGTATTTTCTACAATGTCTGCACTAGATGTAGTTAATGCTGCACCAGTAGTTTTTCCTGTTATGGTTGATACTGATGTAATGTTTGGTGCTGCCATATTAAACTCCGTAAATAAAATTTATTGCAAAAAGTCTGCCTGAATCAACAGATTTTTCAGCAGGATATGTCACAAATACATTGCTTGTGCCTGATAGCGTAATAGCATTACCACTATTGCTAGATTCTAGTATGGTATCACGAGATAGAGTTGTGCCTGATGATGTGTAAGTTCCTAAACCTACTTCCCAATCATTACCAGAAGTTATGGCATAGTATGTTTTATTACCATCACCAATAACAGAGAATGACTGAAATCCTGTTACTGCACCACCAAGTGTAACTGTACCTGTGCCTGTGGTCGTAGTAGTTTCCTGTACTCTATCCTTAACGACTAATGCCATTATTTATCCTTACGCTAATGTAACTGATAAGTTTCCAGTTGTTATTTTAAAGATGTCACCAGTATCGATTGTTTTGGCTGTGTCGAGTGCTGTATGGAATAATAAGTTACCAGTAGTTAAAGCATCATGTATTCCTATGTGGGTGACAGTCCCCCATGAACCAGTTGCTGTTGGGAATGTGACATCAGCAGAGTTTGTAGATACACCATTAGATGGAGCGCCCATTGTTACTGCTGTTCTTGCATATGAACCACCTGATACTTCCGTACCAGTATCTGCATCGGTTGGGTCTGTTGTGTATAAAGATACATACACTGTTGCTGGTGATGTATATGTTGTGTTACGGAGAACTGCGTTGATTAACGCATTTTCCAAAAAGTCGCTAAATTCAGCCATAATTGTTTCCTTATGAAGTTGTTACGTTTAATGTTGCACTAGAGAATGTTGCACCCTTATCATTTTCTCTAATATTTGCGATTGCTCTATCATACATAGACGACCATACTGCGATTCTTTCATCGTTCATTAAGTATGGTTGTGCTTCTGCTAGAGTTGCGTAGAGTAAAGCATCAGGGAAATATGCTAAATACACATTACTTGCTGTTGATGTGTCTATAAAAGTAGGTTTAGCATAATAGAGTATTTGTACTGTTCTTGTTCCATCAGGAACTGGTGCAAATTGAAACTCAGCACCGAGCATAGTAAAGTGTGTAGGTATACCTGATTCTGTTGTTTTACCATTTCTAAAGAATTTATCAGGTGTTTGAAATTCTAAGTTATATACAGGATTACCTTGTATATGTATTTCTCTTAACTCTAAAAAGTCTACAGGAAATGCTATGTTTTTATCGCCTGCAACAGTAGGTGCAGTAGCTACTTTTAACATCTCTTGCACTCTTAAATCTCTTGAGAGACGTTCTTGTGCTAACTCGATAAAGTCAGGAATAACTGATGTTAAGTCTGACCTTGCAAGGTAGTTTTCTACTGTTGTTACAAAACTTGTATAATTAGTAAATGCCATCTAATTGCCCTTTTAATCGTTCCCAACATTTGTCCATTTCGTCTTGATGCCATTCTGCTGCTGCTAATGACCTTAACCATGGTTCTCTATCAGGATATGTTAATTTTTCTATATCTTCTAATTTGTTTGAAATTGGTATTGCAGGACTGTAATCAGATACAATTACAGGAACTCCATGTACACTTGCCTCTACATCAGCAACACTGCCAAAACTAACTACACAGTGAGCATTTTTAATTGCATTAAGTAATCCGCCTTCTGATTTACGTTTAATAATAATTTTGCGGTCAGAATATTGTCTAATCTCTTCTATGGTTTTATCTAACCAATTATAAGCATTGTAAACAAATGATATTTTATCTGCTGGTGGTAATATGACAATATTATCACCTTTTCTGTATTCTTTTATCTTAGGTATGTCACGATTAGATGGTCTCCAATCGGTGCAGTGGTAATTGTTAATACAGAATCTAGCCCAACTCATATTAAATTCACGATTAAAATAACCATGGTCAATATATATGTAAGGGATGTTTTGTTTACGACATTCTATTTGAATGTTATCGCAGTTGTTTAAATTACCTACAATGATAGGAATGTCTTTACCATTCCAATTCTTTGTAAATTCACCGCCAGAATATTTGTGCAGACGTTTTAATACATTATCACGTCTCTCTACACCAGTTAGAATTAACTGCATGAGAGAACATAATCTCCTGCTATTTGACCATGTAATGTATATCCCCAAGAGATAAGTAAATCTACTGCTTGAGTATCTTTTAGTCCAAATGTTTTACCTTTGTTAGGTTTTTGTTCTACGATAATGGTCGGCTTATGTTCTTTAATTGTTTTTTCAGCGCCTAGCAAAATATAGTATTCAAAACCTTCTGTATCAATCTTAATAAAGTCAGGTTTAAGATTAAAACTATCTAATAATTTACATTCAACATCATCACCCTCTTGTACCCAAGAATCTCCACTTGAACCATTAGTTGTATGGATAGATACTTTCCTTTCTTCGTTGCCTAGTGCGTAAGGATGTAATGTATAGTTATCTGCTTGAACATTTTTAACATAACATTCACGATGGTCATTAACAGGTTCAAATGCGTGTACTTCTTTAAATAACTTAACTAAGTGCATAGACCATAAACCACAATGCCCACCAATATCAATACATACATCGAACTTCTTAACAAAGTTTATTGTTGCATCTAGTTTGTGCTTTTGGTATGACCAACCTTCATTTTTAGCAAACATTAATAAATGTTCTTCATGGTCAGGTAGCCATATTCCTTTTACGTTTTTCATATATTGTTAGTTTGTAGTTCTTTCATTATTGCTTCGTAAACAGTTTCAACACTAATGGCCTTACGCTTTTCTTCGCAGTGCTTACATATTTCTTTAAATTTACCACAAGGTTTACTGCCATCATGTATGTTTGTATGAAAGTCATATCCTAGATGTTTAGGACTTGTGAATCCAGACCATATCACAACTGATGGTATTCCTAATGCTGCTGCTGCATGATGTAAACCACCATCTGTTCCTACAAATAGTTTAGCTTTCTTTAATACAATTAAAGCATCTCTAAATGTATTGGTTTGTATTGTTCTAGTGTATTGCTTGCCTGTATTAAATTGAATCCATGGTAAATCGTATTGCAGTAACTCTTTCCATTTATCCCAAGACTTATTGACTGTGTGTATGTAAGTTGTTTTAACATTAGGTTCAACAACAATATAGTCTTTATCAATATCGTTTATCTTATTTAATTCTTTGTCGCTAAAGAATATCTCACCTGGCATTGGTTTGTAATCATCATTAAAGATAATCTTACCATTTTCTGTTCCGTGCATATAAGGACGTTTGCCAGGATAGTTATGAACCCACTCTATTTCTTCTTTATCGTCTAATGCCATTCTAGGATTATTAGCAAATATCTGTGGTTCAAAAAATGCTTTATTGCCATTACCTAAAGCAACCTTTTTACCTGTTCGTTCATTAGCTTCTTTTACTTCAGCAGAAGCCATTAGCCAATCACCTAAACCCATCCACTAACCTGTTGAATAACTTGTTGCCAAGAACGATTTTCTTGATATAGTAACTTCATGCTACGATACCAAGGCATACTCGGTTGAGCATATCTCCATTGATGCCATTTAGGTACTAAACAGATAGTTTTGACACCTAATGCAGCTGAACAGTGTAATGCTGTGGTATTCACACCAATAACTGCATCGAGTTCAGCAATAAGTGCTGCAGTATCATCATAATCAGATGATTGGGTAGCAAATGGAAAATACTTTACCCCATCTATCTTCTCATCGACTACGTAATCTAATGAAATTAAAATTAAGTCATCACGACTCAATAATGATTGTATATCATCTTTTGTAAGTTTTCTACCTTTTTCATTGGTTCTTTTACTACCACCATGTGTAGTAATTCCAATAACTTTTTTACCCCATGAATCAAATAGACTGCGCCACATTTGTCTTCTTTCAGGGTCTGCAACAAGATAGGTCTCACGAGGAAAGTCTTTAGAGTCATGTCTAAAGAACTCCGGTAATCCACCGATTGCACAACGATGGTCAAATTTCTTATCTATTAACCATTCAGGATGTTCATCTCTGCGTGTTCCATGCACTTCTGCTAATGGAAAGCTACGTTTAAATAAACCTTCTAGCTTTGGGTCACAATCAATATAGACTTTGTTGCTAATTGCAATCGCATCAGATAAGCAGTTAGCATAGAATATTTCATCGCCTAAACCTTGTTCACCATAAATGATAATGTTTTTACCTGCTTGGCCATCCCAACGGCTTTCATCACCATAATGCCATTCTTTTCTAAACTTACTACCGAGTGATAGTCCCCATTGTTTCCAACC